AACGTCAAGCGGAACGGTGAGTGGCACCAATTGGCCGAAGGCGACGTTATCGAGGCTGTGTGCGAGACTGTGGAGCGTAACGGTCGCACTTACAATAACGTCAAAGCGGCAGATGTAACGGTTAAGCAAGCTGGGGGTGGTTCTAATGGAGGTGTGGCAAATAGCAATGCTCCTCGCAGCGGGGGTGTTTCTTCTGGTAGTTCTGCATCGGTGAGTGATGATCGTCAGGACTCTATCATGCGACAGTCAGCGATGGGCTACGCTGCACAGATTGTCGCGGGCACACTGACTAGCAAGAGTGACTTGGATCAGGCAGCAGCGGACGTTTTGCGCCTTGCTAATGATTACTTGATGCCTTACGCCAAGTACGGCGTAACTGAAGACGAGACGCGCCAGCAGCAGGAAAACGAGGTCAAGAATCAGCAGGCTCAACAGCAAGCTGAGGATGACGGAGACGAGTTTGGAGACTCGATTCCGTTCTGATGTGTAACGGCCCCGGTAGCTCAATCGGATAGAGGTAGTGGCTATGGTTCCAAAAGATTACAAACTTGATAAAGAAGCCAAAAAAGATAAAACTCTTGGCTACAAGTATTATCTTGATCCTAGCCACCCTTTGTCCGACAAAAACGGCAAAGTATACGAACACAGACATGAAGCGTCTGTAATGCTAGGAAGGTGGTTATGCCCACAAGAAGTGGTTCATCATAAAGATAAGGACAAATGCAACAACAACCATAGCAACTTGGAAGTAATGTCTTGCTCTGAACACGCAAGGCTGCACAAAATAGAAAGTTTGGATCAATTAAAACCGCTGTCAGAATGCAAAGTTTGCGGGGCTGAACATAAATATAAGCAGTATTGTTCTAACGAATGCAGACTTATAGGAAGGAGAAAAGTAAAAAACAGGCCGAGCAAGAAAGAGTTAACACAAAAGTTAAAGAACAATAGTTTTTTGTCTGTTGGAAGAGAATATGGAGTAAGCGATAATTGTATTAGGAAATGGTTAAAGAATTATGAGCGGGCTGTATCCCCTCGGACTTCTAATCCGGAGAAAGGGTAACTGGACACATGGGGGTTCGACTCCCCCCAGCCCGGCCAACTATTAAGAAAACCTTACAAGTTCGTGAAGCTATGAGTAAAACAAAGCGAAAGACTCCAGACTGGGTGGCACCAGAAGAAAAGGCAGCTAAGAAAAATCTTAACGGGCCTTCTAGGAAAAAGCAGAAACAGCAATTTTTGAAGGATGAAGTATATGAGTATCTTGGCAGTTATCGACGCTGACAGCATTGTGTACGCAGCCGCGTTTGCTGCTCAAGATTGGGCAGTGTTTGACGACGAGGGTAACCTGTGCAACGTCTACCCACTAAAGGCAGAGGCAAAGGAAGCGGCGATCCACGCTGGGGACACGGTTGAGCCTTACCCGCTGTCAAATGACGAGGCCAAGCAGAGTGCTGACTTTATCATTGAAAACATCAAGGCTGACTTGCAGCCTGACTCTATTGAGGTTTGGCTGACTCACCCCGACTCTTCTGCTAACTTTCGCAAGAGCGTAGACCCTAACTACAAGGAGAACCGTAGGAACTTTGTTAAGCCGTTCCATTATCAGACCGTAAGGGACCATTTGATCCATTCATGGAACGCAAAGGTTAGCCGCGAGGGTTGGGAAGCTGACGACGAAGTATCTGCTATCGGGTGGCAGCGGTTTGAAGAAGGCGACGTAGTTATCTGCTCCATTGATAAGGACTTGGACACCGTACCGGGGTGTCACTACCGATGGCAGACTCACAACAGAGAGGCTAAAAGCTACTACTTGTCACCGTCTGACGCTTTGTGGAACTACTGGATGTCAGTGTTGACTGGAGACAACGCAGATAATATCCCCGGCCTGCACCGGGTCGGACCTAAGATCGCAGAGAAGACTATTGCAGGCTGCGAGACTGCTGAGGAGTATTACCAAGTCTGCCTAGACAAGTATCTTGAGGTAATAGGAAAGGAGGACATGACCCCTGAAGAGATTAAAACGCGGATGCACACAAACTGTACGCTGTTGCATTTACTTAGACACGACAACGACAGATGGGAGCCACCAGAGGTATGAAAGATGGACCTATTCTAGATCAAATCTATGAACTTGCTATTTTTGGATACACGGAGGATGACGAGATTGAGACTAAAATTCTAGAGGACTTGATGGAGGCTATAGAGGTAGAACTTTATGAACGCAACTCGACGACTAACCAAATGGCTGATGCCTTCAACGATTACTATGATGGAGCTAGAGATTGAGAGGCTGAAAGAAGAGAATCTTAAACTGAAGAGGGACTTGGCGTTTTTTAGGAACGAAGCCAAAAGACACAACATCTGGTGGCCGTTCTTTGATTACAACCAAGCCTACGGAGGTGGGAGTGGCGAGACCGAAAACTGATCCTAAATACAGATCACAGTTAGAGCGAAGAGTTTGTAACAATTTAAGAAACCGTAATATCCCGTTTGATTATGAACCGTACCAACTAAGCTACACAACGGAGGTCAAGCCAGCGTACTGTGCCAACTGTGGACACAAGGTTGTTTTGAAAGAGCGTAACTACACACCGGACATTGTACTTGGCAACGGCATTGTGATCGAGATCAAAGGTAAGTTTACCGGGGAAATGAGAACTAAGATGCTGGCCGTGAGGCGTTGCAACCCGGACTTAGACATTAGGATGCTGTTTCAAGCCGACAACTGGTTGACAAAGAAGAAGGCCACAAGATATTCTGAATGGTGTGAGAGAAACGGATTTGTTTACCATGTAGGCGAGGTAGTACCAAGTGATTGGATTGAATGAGAAAACCAAGCGACACCTGTTTATCCCTGACATACACTGTAAGCCGGAGACAGATAAAACTTACCTGAAAGCTATCGGCAATTTGATTGTGGACATGCAGCCAGACGTGGTTATTCACATTGGCGACCATTGGGATATGGCTAGTTTGTCAGCTTATGAGGACAGGAGCAGCGCATACTTCCACGACAAGACTTATGCGGATGATGTGGAGGCCGGTCTAGAGGGCATGAAGAAGCTGCTTGGGCCTCTGCGCAAGTACCAGCAGCGCAGAACAATTAACAAGAAGAAAAAGTATGACCCGAGGCTAGTGTTTTGCCTTGGCAACCACGAACACCGAATCGCTAGAGCCGTACATAAAGACCCAAGGCTGCAAGGCACGGTTGGCTACCACAGTCTAGAGTTAGACAAGTTCGGGTGGGAGACGCACGACTTCCTAGACATTGTGGAGATCGACGGCATTCTGTACAGCCACTACTTTGTTAACCCGCTGTCTCTGACTAAGAACCCCTTGTCGGGAAACATTGAGAACAGGCTACAGAAGGTTGGGCAGAGCTTTAGTCAGGGGCACCAGCAGATTTACCAGCACGGCATGATCCACGACGCTCTAGGTAGGGCAAAGCTGGGTCTGGTATGGGGCACCTGCTACGAGCATGACGAGGACTACCTCGGGCCTCAGGGTAATGCGCGGTTTGACGGTGTAATGGTGAAGAACGAGGTAAGGAACGGCTTTTATTGCGGCATGCCCTTGTCTCTTGATTATTTGAAAAGGAACTACCTATGATTAACGATAACGAAGAATTTGATATAGATTTTAACCCAGACTTTGAGGCCATCGGCTATGAACTGGCCGGGTCTATTGAGTTCTACGAAAACCCAGAGACAGGCGAAGGCGCTTACCGTTCTATGTTGTTTACCACACCGATGGAAAATGAACTTACCGCTGAGCAAGACTACACGACCGGGCAAGTGCTTGTGCTTGTCACACAGAAAATGATTGAGGAGTACCTGACCAGTGAGGTACACTAGGTATGGAAGAACTTAGAGAGGACTACATTGATAAGGTCATCGACTACGCTAAGCACAGCGAAGCAAAGTTTAGACACGCAGCCATCTGTTTGGACAAGCGAGGGCAGATTGTTAGTCACGCTACCAACTCTCGCAAGACTCACCCACTTCAGGCAGAGTATGCCAAAAGAACGGGGAAAGAGCAGAAGGTAAGCCTACATGCTGAGATAGCGGCCTTGATTAGAGCAAGAGAGGACAGATTGTTAGTCACGCT